TGACAGTTAAACCGGAGATGTTTGAGTGATGGTCGCGCGCATACCTTGGGCGATGCTAAAGCCTGGCACGTTTCACGATTATGTAGAGGATGTGGCGCTGATATATGCGGCGAAGTTTCGGACAGAAGCCGAAGGCGAAGGGCAGTGGATGTCAAGCGTCATGGCTTTTCATGGCGACCCACCTGAAAATATGATAAAGGTGGCCCTCGTTCGAGCCTTGCGCTTGGCTGCATTGGAGATTGAACATGCGGTGGATGATAGAAGCGGATCGGCTGATCGGGACACGTGAAGTCCCAGGCGGTGCGAATAACCCCATCATCATGTCGTGGAGCAATCGTCTTGGCGCAAAGGTGCTGGGCATTAAATACGGGGCGGATAGCGTGCCGTGGTGCGGCCTGTTCGCAGCCCACTGCGTCACCCAAGCTGGCGTGAAGCCGCCTGCAATCGCCATTCGCGCCAAGGCGTGGGCAGATTGGGGCATCCGCATTGGCACGACTGCTACGCGCCCACCAATGGGCAGCATCGCCGTATTTGGCCGCGACGGTGGCGGCCATGTTGGATTCGTTGATAGCGTCAACGCCGATGGCAGCCTGAACATCCTCGGCGGCAACCAAGGCGATGAAGTGAACATACGCAAGTTTGCACGGAATAGGCTAATTGCGTTAAGGTGGCCTCACGGCGTGCCAATTGCAGACCCGGCACCGTGGGCAAAGTCGGCGGTGATTGACACCAACGGCGAAGCGTAAGGAGAGAGAGATGAAGTTTGTTTCTTGGATTGTGAATCGCTTGAAAGAACCAAGCACCTATGCCGGCGTTGCCAGCCTTGCACTGGCGTTCGGCCTGACCGACGTGCAGTGGGAAGCCATCTCGGCAGCGGTTGCCGGCCTGGCTGGTCTGGCTGCCATGTTCTTGATGGAAAAGCCGGAAGCGTGATTAAGCTACTGACGCTCTTGCTGTCGCTGCTTGACAAGGTGTTCACCGAATGGGGAAACGCCAAGCAGCAGGCGCAAGGGCGTCAGGAAGCCCAGGAGCAACTCGATGCGAATGTTGCCAAAGCTGAAGCCGCTGTTGACGCTGACGACCCTGCTCGTGTTGACCGGCTGCGTAACCGATTCGACCGCGCTCGTCGGTGATTACTGCCGCATCGCCAAGCCGATCAGCTACGACAGCAAGACCGATACCGCTGAGACGGTGAAGGAGATAGAGGCGCACAACAGCAAGTGGGCTTGTGTGTGCGATGGGGATTGCCCGCGTTAGTCCTGTTTTTTTCCATATACCGGCTCTCCGGGAAATGTGTCGGGACATGCAGCGATTGCCTCGCGACCTGCGTGTGTTACTTGCCACGCATTGCCCGGAGAACCCGTGCGAAATGGCATATTCTTTTCTTCAGTTCCCCATTGGGCGCGCTCAACCCACCTTGCCTTTTCAAGGCCATACAGCGTTGGGCCTGTAGCCGAAACTAACTTGCCATTGCGATGCGGAATCTTCAGCTCACTTGCTAAAAATGGACGGCGCAGCAACAATTGGTTTTTCTTGAACGACTGCAAGCAATTCCAACGTATGAGCGTCAAGTGTGGTGCGTCACGCATTTTTCTACTCCCCGATGTAATCCAGCAGCCGCTTCACGGCCTTGATGTCCTCTGCGTAGGTCTCCGCGTCATCCGGGTGGACGTAAGGCTGTGTGGAAATTTGTTCCAAAATAGACAGCGTCTCCTCAAGCCACGCGCGGGCGATGCCGTCCAGCGTCTCTGCGTCGATTTTAATCATCATGCCTATTTCCCCCTTAAAATACCAACCAACTACCAACAAAACACATCACCGCAAACCCGATGATGAATGCCTCGACCAGCAAGCCTGGTTCCCAATCATCACCCATTAGATCACCATCAGGACGGCCAGCGCCGCAAAGAAGGCCACGACCACTTTCCATTCGCCAGATGCAATACCGGCCTTGAGTGCGTCAAACATTGCATTCCTCCTCAACGGCAGAAGCGCCGCTGTTCCGAGTGCTGCCATCTTTTTTTGCGTATCGCAAGCATAAAAAAGGCTTGCATCATCTTTTTATGCCGATCATAGGTGGCCTGCACAAAAGGAGGTGCCAATGATTTACCCATTAGAAGATAGAAACTGGCTCATTGACGCAATGGATGAGCGCGAATGGTTGATTACCGAACTGGCCCAGGCTGCCGGCGTTAGCACGCGGGCAATCACCAACATGCGTGCTGGCAAGTTGCCGTCGCTGCGCATCTTGGAGAAGGTTATGGAGCAGTTGGACATGGAACTGATGATTTTTGAACGGGGTGTAGACAAATGAATGAACCTAATGCCTGGCAGATGCATGAAGATGAGCATCTCTCCGTCGCGTTTCGCGGCGGTATCGGCACCCATCAAATCGCGCGTGATCTTAAGCGCGGCGTTAATAGCGTTCGCAGGCGCATTGTGATCCTTGGCCTGCGACGGGAGAGCGGCATAGCATCGGCGTTCTACGGATGGTCACAGCATGGCTACCAATGCCCCGTGGCCGCCAGCAAGGCGCTCGAAACCCGCTATATTGCCGTGGCTGCTAAACGCGGCTGGCATGTTCACGATTATGTGGGGGCTGCGTGATGCGAACAGAAGTAATTGGGCAGGCAACGCTTTATCTTGGCGATTGTCGGGAAGTGCTGCCGACGCTGGGGAAGGTCGATGCGGTGGTGACTGATCCTCCATATGGGATTGCAGACAAGGCAATGATCGACCTTCCCGGTCGTGGTGGACGTGGAAACAACGATTACCACAAGCCGTCCGTATGGGATTACTCAATAGACCCTGAATGGCCCGCCCTGTGCGCTGCGGTCGCTCCGGTAGTTGCGTGGTTCGGCCACTGGCGCAAGCGCACCGAAGTTGAAGCCGCCATGCCTTATCCGATCCGGGCGGAAATCATTTGGGCGAAGGACACGCACGTTGGCCCACCTTGCCCGGTTGCTATGCGCGACGAACGAATTTGGCTCTTTAGCAATAGCGGGATCAAGGGCGCCCGGTTTGAAACGTCCGTTTGGGATTGCCCGATTATTCCAACGTGGTCGCACAAGGATCATAAAAACGAAAAGCCGGTTCCTCTCATGTTGCGCCTGCTAGCGTTTCTCAATCCTGCCGTTGCATGTGACCCTTTCATGGGAAGCGGCACGACTGGCGTGGCGGCGATGATACAGGGCCGAAAGTTTATCGGCATCGAGCAAGACCCAGATCACTTTGCAACCTCCTGCCGCCGCATTGAGGATGCCCAGCGCCAAGGCGACATGTTTATCAAAGGAGCAGAGTGATGCCATACTGGACAGACGCCGAGGCCGATCAGCTACTAGCATGGATGGCCACCGGCATGACGATTGAGCAAGTGGCGGAACGCGCCGGGCGCAGCTTGAATAGCATAAAGCACAAGTGGCGGCGGCTGAAACCGGACACACGACACAGCCGGTGGACTGCCGACATGGACGCCATGCTGATTAAACTGTGGCCGCAGAAAGTCGGCATAACTTACATTGAATGGAAAATCGGAATATCAACCACCGGCTGTAGACGCCGCGCCAAGCGCCTTGGCCTTGGCAAACGCGATTAACTCTTCCATCGCAGCGGCGGCACCGTAACAAACGAATACGGTGTCGCCAACGCTGCGGAGGTATGTGTGCCAGTCCCGTTGCTTATCCGACACAACACCGCCCACCGCTTTCATCTCGACCCACACCCGCCAGCCGGGGATGTAGAGGTCGGGAACCCCAGCCGATACACCTTCAGCCTTCAATCGCGCGCCAGTTGTCTTGGTGCGTTGTTCGCCGTTGGGGATGGCGAAGATGCGGACTGGCCGGTAGGTCTTACGGAACCAGCTTACAAACTCCCGTTGCTCTACATGCTCAGAACGGGACTTCACCGTCGCGGATGCGATACGGGTCGTAAGTCTGCCAATCCGTGCAGGCATTGGGCGTCTCCTGAAAAGCCGCTGGCGGCGTTGCGTTGTGCAATTGGCAGCGCGATTGCGCCCGGTAGAAGTGGTCACAATCCCAGCACAGCTTAGGACGTGACTGCTCCCATGTAATCATTGTGTTTGGCTTTGCGGCGTCCATCACCATTCCCTCCCTAAAATCTGATGGTATTTCCCATCTTTCCTATACCGTAACACCTTTGGCGGCTTCGCAGCGTTCATCACGGCAGCGGTGCCGTCAAGCGTAATCCCTTGCTTTAATTGTGCGCCGGCATTGCTGGCGATAATGCCCAGCGTAGCCACCGCCTTTTGCCCGGCATATCCCTCATGCGCCACCGTCAGATATTCCTTTATATGCGGATCAGACAGCGCACCATAATAAGTGACGGTCAACATATTCTTACCGCTGGTTGTGCTAATTTCTTTCCGCCAGCGCCAGGACGTGACGGCCAACTCCTGCGGCTCGACCCCCATGATGTCGTCATTGCGCAGCGTAAACTTACGTTCTTGCACTGGGAACGCCGTGCCGCAAGCGGGGCAGACCTTAGCCGATGGGTGGCAGAGTTCTCCGCATTCATCGCACACCTTAACCGGAGCATCCCCACCGCCCTTACCGGCCTTGCGTGGCGGCTGCACAGCGGTGATCGGGCCATGCGTCTGCACCACCCCGGCAAAGTCTAGAACGAGGCAATCGGCCTTCCCTTCGCACGGGCGCATCCCTCGGCCAGCCATCTGGACGTAAAGCGCCGCGCTCATGGTCGGTCGCAACATGGCGATCAGGTCAATGCCAGGGAAGTCAAAGCCAGTGGTGAGGACATTGCAGTTGGTCAAGGCGCGTATCTCACCAGCCTTGAACGCAGCTAATAGGCGTTCGCGTTCTTTCTTCGGCGTTTTGCCGCTTACGCAAGCAGAGGTGATCCCCATGTCATCAAGCGCGTCGGCAATATGCTGCGCATGTTCGACACCAGTGCAGAAGAGGAGCCAGTGCTTACGATCCGCGCCAATGGCGGCAATCTCGTTGACCACGGCGATGTTGTTATCATCGGTGTCAACCGCTGCCTGCAACTCGCTCTCGATGTATTCCCCGCCGCGTTTGTGGACGGCGGTCAGATCAAATCGCGTTTTCGTTACCTTGCTGCGAAGCGTGGCCAGGAAGCCCTTGTGGATCAGTTCCTCAATCGTCACCGGCTCTAGCAGCGCATCAAACAGCGCGGGCTTGTCGGTGATGTAGCCATGACCCAGCCTGTAGGGCGTGGCTGTGAGGCCGATCACGCGCATGGCGGGGTTGATGCCCAACAAGTCGTTCAGCAGGCTGCGATAGCCGCCCTCATCTTTGTGAGACACAAGGTGGCATTCGTCGATGATGCAAAGGTCGATGTGGCCAAGCTGGTGCGCACGTTGGCGCACCGACTGGATGCCGGCAAACGTGATCGGCTCGCCCAGCTGCTTCTTACCAATGCTGGCGCTGTAGATGCCCATCGGTGCGCCGCGCCAGTGTTCGCGCATCTTAGAGGCATTTTGCTCTAGAATTTCCTTAACGTGCGACAGCATTAGCAGGCGCGTCTCTGGCCAGTTTTGCAGCGCCTCCTTGCACAGCGTGGCGACAATGTGGCTCTTGCCCGATCCGGTGGGAAGGACAAGGCACGGATTGCCATCGTTGTTGCGGAGCCAGTCGTAAAGCTGGTCAACGGATCGGCGTTGATATTCACGAAGCATCGAACGCCTCGGCAAGCGCCTGCACCGTCTCATCAAGCAACTGGCGCGACTTCAGCCCACCAACACCGTTGCGCAGCCGGCTCTGCCCGATCAGCCAAGTGACCGACAAGCCATCCTCAGAACCTTCCATCTTCCACGGCACTAGATCAAGGTGGAACACGTGATCGTCACAGCCATTGTATTGGGCATCTGTTGGAACCGTCGTATCCCACCTGGCGCAATGCCACGTGCTATCCTCTTTTGGCGTAACGTGCGCGCATGTGCGGCAGTTGACCTCTTTCGTCGGTGCCGCCTTGTGGCACATTGCGTGCGCCGGGCAGAAGCGGCACTGATACCATGTCGGATCGGTGCTAATCGGCGGCGGCATACGTTCGGCCAGCGTAATGGCTCGTCCGCGTGCAACAGCGCGTTCGGCGTGTTCCTTGTCGTAGCGAACTCGCTCTGCGTGGATGCGGTCATCGTCCTTGCAGACGGCAACGTACAACGCCCGCGTCAGCCCCATGCCCAGCATATACACTTGCATCTGCGTGTAGTGCATTGGCTTGCTGGCGCGCACACCTTTTGCCGTCATATCGTTGAATGACTTGAGCGCGTGCGTCTTGAACTCCAGCAAATGCGGCGTCTTAGGTGCCTCTGGAATGCCGCTTTCAGCTACACCGTCGATTGACCCAGACACGTGCGCGCCGAAGTCCACGCGGGCCTGTGTGCCGCGCACATTCACGCCAACAGCGCGGAGGTCAGCAATTATGGTGGCTTCCTCGCTATGGCCACGGCGGAAGAGGCGCAGGATGCGGCCTTCAAACTCCTCACGGGATGCCCAGCGGAACGATAGCCACAGCCAGCGGTCGCAGTGGTGGCCAAGCAGGGACGCGCCAAGGTGCGGGCGTGGCCGATCAGGCTTGGCTGCGTGGTGTGCATCAATTAGGCTTGTAACGGCGCTTATATCGGCTATGATTGTTTCCGGCAGTCGTGCCATGTCGTTTTCCTCCCGTGAACAACTTGGGGCTGGCTCATCACCAGCCCCATTTTTTGTTACTTCGCCCAAGGCGGCTTGGCGGTTGCAACAGGTGCCGCAGGCGCAGATGGCATGACAGGCGCACTTCCACCCGAGGACTTCCAGCCGCCAACCTCGTTCTTGGCCTCGGTATAGCCGTTGGCCTTATCGTTATCGGTCGGCTGCTTGATCTTAATCTTGATCGACACCTGACCACCGATAAGCTGGTCGCTGTCCTCCAGGCGCGCAAGGCCAACCGCCCGCATGATTTCGCCCAACTGCTGCCGGCCAATCTCCTCGGCCTTGGTGGACTGGTTGCGGATGTTGACGCCGGCGTAGATCACCCGGCCTTGGTGCGTCGGCCCGGTAATGTCGTAGCGAATGTCAATCTTGGTGCCAGTGCCGCTCTTGGTCTGTCCCACCTCGGCCTTGGTGATGGTGGCGTTATACCAGCCATCAGGGATCAGATCGTAGGAGCGGCCTTCCGGCAGCGATCCAGCTTCAATTGTTTCTCCGAGAAATGCCATTTCAAGCCTCCGTGATGGTGAAAGATGGGCGACCCGGTGTCGCCGTAATTGCGTCGAGAAGTGGCGTGGTGATGTTGGGAGATGCTGCCTTCCACGCCGACATGGCGATCTCCGGCTTCCAGCGGAAAAGGCTGGAGAGATGTTCGGTCAACCCCGCCTCGGCTGCAATGGCTTGCAGTTTCTCAGCGTCAACCTTGCGATTGATCCGGCCCTCCACCTTTACGGTGTAACCCGGAACGTCACGTTTCATGGTGCCATCGAGGTTGGCAGGAACAGCAAGTTCCGCGACCAGTTCGTCCTCAATGTCACGCCTGGCCTTGATGGCTGCGGCCTCGATGCCCTTGGAGATTATCCATTGTTGGTAGATGCTGTTCATTGTCCAATCTTCCCAATCAGTGCGCCAAGGTCTGGCGTTTCCCATTGATCCAGTTTCCCAGAGCGATCCTTGGCCTGCCACACACCGTCCGAATTGCACATCAGCGCACGCTGTGAATTGCCATCGGCATCACGCTCGACCCGCAGGGCAAGCACGAGGTCGGTGAAGTAGGGCAGCCCCTGCGTCAGTGACTTACCCGGCAT